GTGTTCGTGATCGCACTCTTGGCCCATTCCCAGCCATCCCAGGCATTGTCTGCCTCGGGCTCTGACTTGGCCCATTCCACTATCTCCTCACAGGTGTGTTGGCTCAAAAGGCCCTCGAAGCGTATAATGTAATCTCGCAGGTGCTGACTGCTGGCTATCTCCATGCGTATCTTCCTGCCTCATAGGTGTATCTCTTGTGCCTAGTGGCAAAGAAATCACAGTATGTGGGTGATTGCTCACGTCGCAGTCCTGGCATCATGGGTAGCACGTCTACCCTGTTTTTTGATATCGTGCGTGGGTCTATCTCCCTCGCGAACTTGTTGGCTATGCGATAGCCCATGGATGTAAGATAGGTGAATATCTCCGTGTCTCCATTGGTCCACTTGCGTGATATCTTGGGCTTCCATTCAAAAACTATGGTGGGACTGTTCCTCTCAATGATGTTTTCAGCACCTCGTAGCACGTCCAATTCAACACCCTCGCAGTCCAGTTTGATCAGGCTGACCGGTTTGTCATCAGGTATGGTCAGGTCCAGCGTGGTCATTGGCACCTGTGTGCTTGACATCCTGCTGTTCTGTCCCTTCTTTGATGTGGCCAGTGTGTTCTCTGGGTTGTAGCATATCTCCACGTCACCCTGTGTGTGCCCCAGTGCCGTGTTGAAACAGTGTATTCGTTGCGTGTCCTTGACGTTTAGACGCACAGTTTCAGTGAGGCAATCGTATATCTCACGCACCGGTTCAAAAGCATACACCTCATTGTACATGTCACTGAACTCAATGGTGTTCATGCCCACGTGTGCCCCCACGTCTATGGCTATGCCAAGCGAGTCGCTGGGAACGTAGAAACTGTCACGCAGTGTGTGATTGATCTGTGCTTGCCAGTGCGTACAGTCCCCAGCACCATCCAAACCCATCAGTCGCATCAGGTGTCTGTCCTGTGTGGGCACCCGATACCACCTGCCCGAACGGGCATGTTGTAGTGTCTTGACTGACATGGACTACTTGCCCAGTCTGTCTAACTGTTCGTATAGGTTGTATAAACGCTGTCTGTGTGCTTCACCAACTGGGTCACCAGGGGGTAGTTTGAACTTGTCATCCATCCTCATGTTCCTGATCTCCTCACGCACTGTGTTGACATCACGTGCTGGTGAAGTCTTGGTGTTGTTGATGGGATTTGGCATCCTGTTGCCTTCCATCAGTTGTTCCAGGAACTGTATGCCTTCCGCTGTGTCAACCAAAGGTTGATACAACACACGCTCTGGTAGTGTGTTGGCATACTTCTTGACGCTGTCTATCCTCTGTGCGTAGTCATTGCCCCATTGTTGCTGTAGTGCGGTCTGTTCCTTGTCTAGGTCAACCCTTGGTGCGTTGGCCATCTGTGATTGTACCTTGGCCAGTTGGTCCGAGTACAATGCTAGAGCGGTCTTGACCTGATCCTGTGAGAAGCCTGATTTCTTGAACACTTCAGTGACTTCCTTTGATAGGTCCTCTGGTATGTCGTCCAGCCCAAACTCCTTGGCCACCGTGAAATCATATGATTCTGGAACCTTGTTGGTTATCTTCTTCTCCAGTTCCGTGTAACTCTTGGCCAGGTCCTCTGGTGATTTGAATTTTTCTGGCAACCATTCTGGTCTGTCTGGTTCCTGTTGCTCCTGCTGTTGATCCCCGGCCTTGGGCACGGTCTCAACTGGTGTTTGTACTTCTTGTTCGATTAGATGTTCTGCTGGTGCTTGTGTTTCTTCTGGCATTAGATTATGTGATCCTTCCCGTTTGTGTTTTGAACATTACGCTCACGGCACATATTTTCTATCCTACGCAACAGTTGTTGTTGGGCCACTTGATACACCGCGGCATATGGGTTTGGTGAGTCACTGGTCACGCGTGTCTGATGTATCACACGATTTAGATCCTCGAAAACTGCCTTGCCTGCTGGTGATTCAAATACCTGACGGTAGAACTGTTGTAGTTGCGTCTGTGAATTTTTCATGTTCAGTTGTTGTTAGTTACAGTTTAGTTTCTTTGTAACTATTTATCAGTACTAAACAGAAGGTGGTTGATTTTGTTGTTGTAATTGAGCGGCAAGATTTTGTAATTGTTCTGCCTGTTGCTGTTGTGATTGTTGTTCCAGTGTTTCTTCTACCTCTGTTTCGGTCTTTATCACTTCTGGACTCATGTCACCATCACGCAATATCTTACGTGCCAGTTTCTGTAGGTCAACGTTGATCAAGGCATTCGGACCCAATTGTGTTATGGTCTGTACCAGTTGTAGATCACGTGTTATCTCCGTCAACGCTATACCACGTTTGACAGCACTGTTCACTACCAATTCGCTGATGTCTCCAAACCTTGTGAAGTCTTCAACCTCTCCCCTCATCTGTAATCTCTTGATTAGATTACCAATTATGGGTCTCAAGAATTCCTGTTCCAGTCGCAGTCCTGATGGACCTATACGTCTGTAGAATTCGCTCTGTCTGATCTGTACTTCAGTGGCAGTCTGATATTTTGATTCGTCTGGTGGCAGTATGGCATCATTGAACAGCATCCTCCTGATCATGGCCCTGTGGTCATTGATGGTTGCTTCCGTTATGTTGAGTTGTCCAGGAAATGGTATGGCTTGTAAAGGGGAATCTACAGTTATTACATCTCCTGGTCTCAATTTCATGTTGGCAAAATTTACAGCAGTGTCGCTGTTCACTTGCCACGATCCCAATGCGAGATAGGACGCGGCCTCCATGAACAACATCTGTGCTTCATTGACTACACGTATGTGTGGTAGTGCTTCCCTTACCGGGCTAGTTCCCCACATATCACCTATAGTCTTACCAAACCTGAAAACTGTGAACATCTGTACTGGCATGGTCTTTTTCTGGATTATCTCCATCTCCTTGCCCACTTGTACAGTGTATGTGTATTCTTTATCGTTGGGGTATCTGAAACAACTCTCTAGAACCTTGTGCGTCTTGTATGGGTCTTTCATACATTCCTTGGCCACCGTTTCTGGTAGGCTGTCTTTGAAATTCTCTAAAAGGTATGTGCCTGGTAATTCGTGCTCTCTGAAAACTGTTTCAATCTTGTTCTGGTGGTCGTCTAGGAAATACAGTTGATAACTTGGCACTGCCACGAAATCGATGTTTGTCTCTTCGTACATTCCAATACATCCAACACCCGAGATCACAGCATCCGTCAGTGCTTCTGATGCCGCTATGTAGAAGTTGGAATCTTTTATTGTCTTGAACACAGTTCGGTTGGCAACGTCAAGTCCTTTCTTGACATCTGTAGCCACCCTCTCCTTCAAATCTTCTCGCACGGACAGTGTGGCCCATTGTTGGTTTTGCGGAATCAACAGATTTAGAATAGTGGATACCAACGTCTGAACACCATCTGGTGCCGTTGAATCAAATATCTTTGTCCTGTCTGTTGTGTTTGTGTCTTTCCTGAATATGTCCCTGTTGGGCCTTGTGTAGAGATAGGCTTCTGATATCTCTGACTCGTGCTTGTCTCTTTCTTGTTTGGCAAGTTTGAATGCCTTTGCGATGTAATCTTTCATTTACTATTGATTAGATAGACTACCAAAACCAACACCAGTTGGCATCAATGTGCCTGACTGTGTACCTTCAGGAACTTCAAAACCTAGAAGTCCTCCAGACCTTGGTGTGATCAGACTTGATCTACCTCTTCTTCCCCTCCTTGATCTCTGCTGTGCCACCGAAGCCGCTTTCCTCTCATCGGCCAGTTGTTCTGCCGCTTTCGAATCTGCGTCTGCCTGTAGTTGTCTTTGGATCTCTAATTGTTGTTTTGCCTGTTCTTCGGCACTTGGCATGCTTGGTGCTTTAGGTATACACATTAGTAGCCACCTCCCAGTAATCGAAGCACGTTCTGTGCTGTCCTAATTGTTGGTTGTAATAAACTCTGTCTCTGTGGAGCCGCACCCAGTTCCTCGTCTTGGATTCCCAATGGTGATTTAGATTCAATCAAAACACCCCTACCACGTTGTGCCGCAGTCCTTCTCTGTCCTGTGCTTCTTGCTCTAGTGGCAACCGGAGCCGGAGCAGGTGC